GTGGCTGGTACATTGAAAACAGCCTCACGACACTTGGCAAAGCAGATCCTGTCTCTGAGCACAACACTGTTCTTTGGAACAGCGGCATCGAAGCCAATAAGGAAATCGCTCGCAAGCAGAAGCGTCGTCTGACCTACATTGCCAATATTCTTGTTCTTTCTGACCCGAAGCGTCCGCAGAACGAAGGCAAGGTTTTCCTTTACAAGTTCGGAAAGAAGATTTTCGACAAGATCAAGGAAAAGTTGGAACCGCAGTTTGCTGATGAGACTCCGCTGAATCCGTTTGACTTCTGGAAGGGTGCCAACTTCAAGGTCAAGATTCGCAATGTCGAAGGCTATCGTAACTACGACAAGTCGGAGTTTGATGCGGCTGCTCCTCTGTTCGCTGGTGATGACGCGAAGATTGAGCAGGTCTGGAAGTCTGCCCATTCGCTCAAGGATTTCTTGAAGCCAGAAAACTTCAAGTCCTATGACGAACTGAAGGCAAAGTTGAACAAGGTTCTTGGTGCTGGTGGCGCTGCTGGTGCAACTGCTAAGAGAATCGATGACGAGGAGGCTGATGCTCCTGTTGTTCGTTCGGCACCTGCTAAGAAAGTCACTGCTGAAGATGTCAGCGTCGATGATGACGATATGGCATTTTTTGAAAAACTTGCTGCTGAGTAATAAACTTCTTCAATAAGCACGGAGTGCGTTTAAGTTGAAGTTTGGGGGGACTGGAAACAGTCCCCCTTTTTTATGCATAATTCAACATTTTTGGTAATTGACTAAACTTATCATTCATTGGATTATTGACACTAGGGAATTCCGGATCTAACACCATCATTCTAGTTTCATTTATTCCCGCTTGTAGAGTAGCAGCCGAAGTTGCTAGTTGTGTCGCGGCTATAGCAGCAGCGTGGGCTGTTATTTGTGCATCTTCCACACGAGTTTCCATAGCAGCAGCCGCTGCCTCTGTAGAAGTTTCTGTGGTTTCCATGCTAGGTGGTGCGGCAACGGATGTCGCCGCACCAGTTGCTATAGGCATCACACCATCAGAAGTTGGCATAGGTGCTACAGAGGACGTGGCTGGTTTATAATTAATTTTAGTGCCCGTTATTCCACTATAAACTTGTAGCCATGCTCTTTGATATGTGGCTACACTCATTCCATAATTTAATCTTTTTGCAACATCACTCAGTTTTCCTTGGATATTACCAGTATACCATGCAACAGGAACTTTAGAAACATCACCGCCAGTTGCAGCGAGTATCTCATTAACATATAATTCTGCTACCTTGTCTTGTATTTGCGGTGGAGCAGCAACTGCTCGTTGATACATAAAGCCGACTCCATATTTTCTGGACAATCCCTGCCATGTTGCATCGATAAATTGATATGCACCAGAAGCAGTAGGGATTTTAGTTCCTTCCTCCTTGGCTTTTTTTATCCATCTAGGATCTTTAGATGTGTCTGCATTATAATTATTTCCAGATTCTTTTGTTCTTATGGTTTTAAGAATGGCTTGCACACCTTCCTCGCCTTCTATTCTTTGAACGCTAGGAATTAATCCAACCTCTAATCCGCCCATATACGAAGGCGCGTTAGCCACACTAGTATTCCAATTAGCGCCTACACCACCTGTTATTGGTTGTTGAGTGGGAACATCTACTCCACCTTCGACACCAACAGCACTCTTTTGTGTTGTTTGTTGCGGTGGTGGTTTACCTTCATGAATAGATTCGAATATAAAAACTCCTGCTGGTAATAAATCATCTTCATCGACAACAGCATCTATTGCTAAACCAGCACCCAAACCAATAACTGCGCCTGGTATCGCGCCAAGTCCAAAAAATGCTGCACCACCAATAGTACCTGCTGCTGTGCTTACTGCAATTATTCCAACAGTATCAACTATTTGAGCATAACCCATGCTCATAATTTCTTTATATTCACTGTAAGAGATTTTTCCGTCACCATAATCTGCGATAGCTGATGCCATCTTAGATATTTCTAATGCCACTAGACCAATTTTTATTGGTGCCAAAAATTTAGTAACCTTTAATATTGCTCTACTAAACTTTTGGAATTTTTCGATTTGTTCAGTGGCATCCATTGCGCGCTTTAAATTATCAGTTGTTATAGGAGGCGCTGTTGGTGCTGTTACTCTTGCTGCAGGTGCTGCAGTAGTTGTTGCAACGGGGGATGGTGTAGCATTTTTTAATGCTGCTCTGATCTCTCTAACAGTCATTTTTTCTAGTCGCTTTTTGCTTATACCCAGCATAGAAGCAACTCTATTTCCTGTTGCGCCTGTTGTTAACTGCCTTTTGTTTAATCCTGCAAATTGAGACAATCCACCTGCTTGAACATTAGTAGGCGCAACAGGTGTTGCAGTTGGCATAACTGGTGCTGCTGGTGGCGATGCTGGTGAACGAAATCGATTTCTAATATTAGCAAAACCACCTCTAGCGTTTCTAGCGACTCCTACTGCACCTTTTCCTAAACGATATGCACCTGCTATCGCACCCGCACCAAGAACTGTGGCAGCTGCTGCTGTGACGCCCGTAACAGCTGGATCATATTCCCTAGTTACTTGATCTAACCATTCTGGTAGAGGTTCTTCCTTGTTAGTTTCTGGATTTATCCAAGTAGGTTTTTTACCCATAAGTCTATCAATAGTTCTACTTGGTGCACCAGAAACAACCCCCAATGCAGTAACAACTCCAGCACCAACCATTGGTATAAGTCTTGTAGCCAAAAACTTTAATGTTTTAGGATTAGCGAGTAACCCAGAAAGTAAAGAAACGCTATCTGATTTCGCTTCTTCTTCTTTTTCTTTTTTCTTTTTCTTTTTTTCTGATGCAGTTTGAAGTTTAGGCTTAACCTTTTTTAACTTTTCTAATTCTTCTATCTGCTTTTTGAGTTCATCTATCTCCCCAACAACAGTTCTGCTTACAATAGGAACTCTAACAGAACTTAAATTTCGTATGTTGGCGGGGTTTACTCTTTTTCTAATGCGCGAATATCCTATATCATTGTATAGGTTTAAAATCATCGCTGTATTTCTTTTTGTAATTTCTTCTGATAAAGAAACTCTTTTAGAAAGATTAGCAATAGAACTGACCGTGAACATCTTAAACCGTTTATCTAGTTCCGCTTGTTTTTTTGCCTGTTTTTCTTCTTCTTGTTCAATAGGTGTTTTTTTACCATATTTTGCTTGCGCAATAGTTGCCAACAGCGTAGAACCAGTTGCTATTCTAACGAGATTAAACACAGATGTTCTGGCTGCAAGTTCTTCACGAACCATCATACCAAAGGCAGTGCTAAAACTGACATTTTTTCTAGACTTTACATTGTACAATTGCGCAGCAACGCTATTAAAACTCATCGTTTATTCCTGTTCTTAGCAGCAACTAATTTCCTCAAATTCTCTTGAGATTCTAGTTTATTCTTTTTCATTTTCTCGGTCTCATCTTTTACCCAATTATTCACCATTCCAATATACATGTCTCGTTCCCAAGGAATCATATTTTCTAATTCAGTCAGTGTGTATTTGTACTGGTGAGTTAGTGTGAACATGTTGTTATAATATGCGCGCAGTGATACATTACGAAAGGTTAGGTAAAAAAATCGCTGAGTCCCTCCAACTTTAAATTATGCTCAAACCCACATTTTTCGCAAGTGCGATTAACCTCAGTTTTAATTTTAGGCAACATCACAAAAAAGTTAATAATCTTATCAAACTGCTCTTGTGTAAGAGATTCCATAAATTCTATAAAATCTTCTTTACTAGATTCATTTTTATAATAAACATTGTCAGCATCATATATGTAATCAACGCAATCATAAACCATGTCGTATATTGGTGCAGTATCATCTGAATAAACTACTTCTTCGATGTTTTTAAATGAAGAAATAGTTGGGTAATTTAACTGGATTCCAATATCCTTCGTTAAATAAATTTTAGATGGTTGATTAGCGTTGATAGGTTGGATTTCTAGTAAATTAACTGTTACATCCATCACATTTCTACACTCAACAGGCTGTTCTAATCCTTCTTCGGTTTTTTCAGTTCCTGTAATATTTCTGCATATGTACGCTGTTTGTGCAGTTTCACCCACAGATCTTGCTCTTAAATTTAAAAATAGATACTCAATATCAAATATTGGTAGTTTTTCAATCTGTAGATCTGATGGAGCAACTAAACAATTGTTAATAACTTGTTTGATAGCATTTAGAATAGATGTTTCTTCTTCCGTTTGTAACGCCATCAACAACAATTTTTCTTCCTTTACTAGAAATGGACGAAATTTGACTGGTGTTGGGTGTGATACTAATTTCAATTCAAATAGAGGCAAATCAATTTTTGGTAAAGGCATTATTAACTCCAGTTAGTCTTCAATATTAATATTTGGAATAGGGAACGATGTTGTATCCAGTTCATACTGTTTTAACTGACCAGTTAGATCAGAATCAATTAAAGATTTGTTATCATACCTGTCTTTAATCCTGCTAGATGTACTCTCATTTACAGACTGTATGTACTCATAAAACATTGTAACTTGTAACTTATGGAATCCATCATCTGCCCAATTACATGGGAGCGATGCAACAGATAGCGGGTATGCTCGAAGTAATCGAACTAGTTCATACTTAGAATGTGAATCATCAAACTGCACTAGGTCCAGGTCAATCGTGATATCATCAAAGTAATTATTTCTGCTAATATTAGGAGAGGCGGAATCTATCCAATAAGTAAAATAGTCGTAGATGGGCAGTTTGTTATTGTGATAAAAAGAAAGTGTAATTTCGTTAAACTCTCTTCTGTATGGCGTTTTAATTTTAAAAAAACCAGGGATTGTAAATTCAGTGGCTGTTAAAGATCTTCCAGGCAACTCTATAGAGTCACATAAAAAAGTAAACTCTCTTAATGGAATATTAGCAAACTGAGGTAATGAGTTTGGATGCCTTAACAGATGAACTGCAAATTTACATGACCGAAGTAATTTATGGTTTGCAATATCTTCTAAACTAATTAAATCTGACTGGGAAGCGTTTAATTCTCTTAGAACTCTTGCTGGTATGTTTTTAGTACGAGCAACTAGAGCATCAATATCCGCATTGCGCTGGATTTGTCTCTGGTTTTCTTCTGGCGATGAACCATCTGGATTTCTTGTTATGTTATCGTTTTCTGCCATTAGGTTTTATACACCATCTTTGCGGTTGGAAGAAATATCGCCGTTTCCCAACTGTTAGGCTCAATGTAGATTAGCGATGAGCGGATGTGATTTAACAGATATCTCTTAATACAAGGTTCAATCAGTTTGTACCGACGCGACCTGGATAGCAAATCATATGACAAGTTTAGTTTAGTCGAGTCATTATATTTATCGTTATTGGCGAAATCCAGCAATTTATCCAAGAGAATAAGTCTACTATATGGATCTAGGTAGTGTAAGTTTAAACCCAGAAACCCATCAGAATACATCTCCATTGGGATAACCAGTGGGAATTTATCGTACACTGGTAGCACATCTTTGTATTTTGGATCGTAGTGGTAAAAATACATACGACCGATAAAGGCTCTTGGTGATATTCTAGAAGCGTCGTTTAGAACATTAGAACGGTCTGATGGAATCTTAAGTTTCCCGATCTTTTGCCCAAGCCATGCTCTTGCCGCATCGGTTCTGGGTTTGATGCCAGCAGCCGACATTTCTTTGTTTAATTTTGTAAATAGCGACATTATAGACCCAAGTCTTTTTCAGTTATGACTTTAAACTTCCAATTTCTATCATTGCAATATTCAACTGCAGCGTTCCATTTGGCTTCGTTTACACCCCAAGTCACTACTTCACGAATGTATTGTTTGGTGACTCGACTTCGTTTCTGCGGAGGTTGGGACTGCATTAGTGGTTTTACTTCTATAATCATGGCTTCCGTCATCCCATTTTTACCTTTTACTCTCACAAAAAAGTCTGGAAAGTAACGATGCCACCTGTTGTCAATCGGCGATAAATAAGGTATGACTATTTCCTCATTAGACCATTCAATTACACTAGAATTATCATCCAGGTGTACCATAACTCGGCGTTCCCATAACGATCTGTACCAGATGTTTGTTGGATCACCTAAATATTTATTGGTATTTTTAGGACTAAATTTACCACTGTAAGCCATAGAAGTATTTATAGGAAAATATAATGCGAAATCCGTACACAGATGCAGATCCAAAACCATTTAATAATGTTAAAGCTGCTGAAAAAAATGCAATGGCTGCGCTTTCGCCTACAACCATTACTGGAATAGATGTACCGTCAACCATTACTGGAATAGATGTACCGTTAAAAAACGCTGAACCCTTATCAACTAATTTGACATATACAGCATTTCCAGATAAACTAGAGCAATCTGGTTCTCCGTATATGCTTATTAAAATATTTGAAACTCAAAAGGGCGCAGTTGATGTTACAGACCCAACAACTCAATCATTACGAAGTGGTGCTAATGTTTTAGTCGAGGCAGCAACAAAAATTTCTAATGTTGCAAGTGCATATAGAATTGACAGAGAAACTCAAGGAGGCGTTGTAGTTGGTCTTGCTACTGGAAGTGTGGCATTGGGTGGTTTAACAGCAATATTTGGAGAAGAAGCCTTAGATTTAGTAAATCGATCTCTGGGTGTGGATGTTATTGAAACCTTTAAAAATAATTTGAAAAATTTTAATCTAAAAAGAAACAATGTACAGTTAGCGCAAGCCATAGCGTTGTTTATGCCAGATGGATTAAATGTAAATTACGACCAAGAATATGATGCTGTTTCAATTACACAAACTTTAGGTACGGTTGGCACTTTGATGCAAGCAGTTGCTGAAAAAAAAGCTGGCGGAGCCATAGATCCGTATGTTATGGAAGCAGCCTCTGCTGCTGCTTCTAGATTTTTAGGAGATGATTTTCAAAGGGTTGGTCTTTTTGCTACAACAGGTAGAACAGTAAACCCGCAGTTAGAATTAATGTACACATCTCCAAGTCTAAGAAAATTTTCTTTTGATTTTAGAATGATACCTAGAAACGCAAAAGAGTCTGCCGACATACAAAAAATTTTGTATCTATTAAAACATTATTCTGCTCCTACTATTCCAGCAGGTACTTCGGGAAGATACTTTGTTCCACCTGCGCAGTTCGAAATAGAATTTTATAATTCACCGAACCAGTTAAATAATTTCTTATTTAAAACTAAAAAATGTGCATTAACTTCTATTTCCGTAGACCATTCTCCTAATGGATTTGCAACATATTACAATGGTGCACCAGTCGAAACAAGATTACAGTTACAATTTCAAGAAACTGTTATTCTTGATCGTCGAGCAATCGCCGAAGAGGCTGGATATAAGTCTACACAAGGTCCAGCAGGATTAGCGTTTAATTAAGGATATTTAAATGTACTTTAGATACTTTCCTAAAACACTGTATTCATTTGAACTTAATAGCCTAAATGCGTTAAGCGTCACAAACATATTTGCAAGATTTAAATTTAACAGCCAAGTATTAAATAATGCATATGCAATGTATAAGTATCAGATAGTTGATGGTGATACTCCAGAAATAGTAGCATATAAGCAGTACGGAGACCCAACATATCATTGGGTAATTTGTTTAACAAATGATTTATTAGATCCGTTGTTTGATTTACCATTGTCGCAAAATGAACTTGAAGCAAAAATCGTAAAGCAATATGGGTATACAAACATCGCTAATGCATATTCAACGATTCATCACTATGAATTAAATGTAGTTAAAACACTGTCAGAAGTAGGTGGATCTACCACTAAAAATGAGGAGAATCATATTGTAACTCTTGAACAATATAATTACAAATCAAATACCATTGTAGTACAGCCAACGAATAGTACAACAACAGAAACAGTCACATTCAGGGCAAACAACTCAGATCCTAATACAGCCATTACATCTACGCTAACCGTTCAATCTACATATAAACCAGTTTATGTGTATGATTATGAAACAAATTTAAATGAGGCTAAACGGCAGATTAAGATCTTAAAGCCACAATATATTTCATCATTAATTAATGAGTTAGGTCAAGTGTTAAATGCTTAATGATACTAATTATTCTACTCGCGACATTATTATAGACGAATTGGTACTAGTCAGTACAGTTGGCAATGTGGACCTGTCTAGAGTTTGGAATCGAATTAATATCTATGAAGATATTTTTTCTTCGGTAGTAACAGGTTCTATTGATATTGTTGACGCTAGAAACATATATTCTTCATATGAGTTACAAGGTAATGAATACATTACTATTGTATTCTACAGACCTGGCGAAAATTTATCCAAGTATACAAAAACATTTAGAGTATATTCTGTGAGTGATAGACAACCGCTAGAAAAGGCTCAGGGGCAAATGTACACCGTACATTTTTGTTCTGAAGAGCAAATTTTTTCTAATCAACAAACTCTCTCGAAATCATACAATAATGCAGATATTAATCTTGCTATAGTTTCTATACTAAAAGAGAATTTAAAAATTAATCTTAGAAAGATAAACCTTAACAATTTTGAAAAATCATTCGGTAAGTATAATGGTGTTTTATCCAACTATACGCCTTTAGATTTAATCTTAAAACTTACAGAAAAAGCATTTACTGAGAATGAATCCACATTTTTATTTTTTGAAAATAGAGAGGGATTTAATTTTGTTTCACTAGAAACTATGTTTAACAGAGCACCGATTACTAAATTAAATTATGACACTGCTAGGTTCACAGTAGACCAAACTAATTCTGCTGCTATTTCAAATAATATTAACAAATTTAACATTAAAACTTGTTTCGATGTCCTAACAAACACAAAGTCTCCATTATACTCTTCTAAATTACAAACACTAGATATCTTAACACAAAAATATAGAACTTATGAATATTCTTTCGGCGATTTGAAGCAAAAAAATGGTTCTGCTGCTAGGAAACTATTGTTAGATAAAACTGGTGGATTTTTAGTTTCAAATGCTTTAAATAGAAATAACAAAGCACTATATCAAGAGCACGATACTTATCGCTCATATCATTTGACCAATCTTGGACAAAATGATAGTCAATGGGTTCGTGGAGTAACTTCACGAAACAGTACTAGGATTGTTGACGGCAAGCCTGTCCCTATTACAATTAGTGACACTAATGTTGAAAGAACGATGATGCAAAGAGTAGCGCAATTGTATATGTTACTGAACACATCTATAGATTGTACTGTTCCAGCAAATCCGTTTTATACTCCAGGGTATGTAGTTGAATTTGATATGCCTGGATTTATGCCAGAAACTGAGGCACAAAGAAACATAGACCCATTTTTGTCTGGAAAATATTTGATTACTGCAGTTCGTCATGTTATGACGCCTTCAGGCGGACAACAAACAATTATGACATTAAGTAAAAATTCTGTGGGCGAAAGATACACCAACTATAACAATGATAAACACGCTATTGCGAGGACATTGTAATGGATGGAAGTATTTTAGGCGCAAATGGGTTTGTTTGGTGGTTTGGTGTTGTCGAAAACCGCATCGATCCACTAGAATTAGGTAGATGCAAGGTTCGCTGTTTCGGCTGGCACACTGAAGATGTTAACCAAATTTCTACTGAGGATTTACCGTGGGCTCATCCTATTGTTCCGTATGGTGTAAAAAATGTGCAGCCGCCAACTGAAGGAACGATGGTGTTCGGTTTCTTTGCTGACGGTAAAGAGGGACAATATCCAATTATTATGGGCGTCGTTCCTGGTATCCCAGAAGAAATCAGACAGATTAATGCTGGATTTACAGACCCATTATCTGCCACGCAAAAGCAAAGTGCAGGATTTCCTCGCAAACTAGATAACGAAAAAACAAAACTTGGTAAAGATACGAAGGGTATTAATAGAGTTGAAGAAGCCCCTTCTCGATATCCAAAGTATCTAAACGAACCAACAACCTCCAGACTTGCTCGTCCAGTCCGTGGTGAGAAAGATGGTAAGTTTGATGGTGTTACCAGTGAATCTATTGCTGGAACGACAATCGATCTTCAGCGAAAGAGTCGCGTCACAGGTATTCCGACTGCTGCTGGCAATCAATGGGACGAAGCCTATCCAACTTATGCGGCTAAATTCCCATATAACAATGTTACGGAAACTGAGTCTGGGCATGCGTTTGAACTAGACGACACCCACGATCACGAGAGAGTACAGTTATCGCATAGAACAGGTTCAACACTAGAGTTTGCAAATACTGGTGCAACGAAACTAAAATCGACTTCTAGTCGCCAAGACATTACCATGGGCGACCATAGAAATTATGTAAATGGCGCCAAATATGAAACCATTGATGGCGATTACTATTTGCAGATTGGCGGTAAACTTCGTATATCTGCGAAGTCTATCGAAATAGTCTCTGGCTCAAGCACTTCCATCACTGCACCACAAGTTGTAGAGGTTACAGGTGGACAAGCAGTAAGCGTCAAAGGGTTGTCTGCAGTATTAAGTGGTGTAATGACAACAGTTTCTGGTGTTAAAACAGAGGTTACTGGAAAGATGTCAACCACTGTGGCAGGTGCAATTACGCATGTTCTGGGTGATGCTGCGGTTGTTACAAAGGCACCATATGTTCGTGAAGAAAGTACAATATCGGAGGAACAAGGAATTAAGAGTATTAACACCTGTACACCTAATCCTTTTATAGATCCTATACCAAATCCAGATGTATTAAAAAACCCTCTACCAATTAATCCCTCTGATTTTCAAGTACCAAACTTAAACATACCAGGCTAAAATGGGCTCAGGAATAGAAATTCTACGAAGGCAGCAATTAGTTAAGGCTGAAATGTCTGGTGATAATTTCGGTGCTAATGGTGTTTATGGATTCAATGCAGATGTTAATCCATATGTTCCATCAACGGCACCGTTACCAACAGGTGACTTATTGTCACCAAAGGCTCAAGATGAAACTGATGGGTCTGGGTTTGTAACTGTTGAGCGAGGACAAGACAACTCTGTATTTTTACCCAAGACAACTGGCACAGATGTTGCAGTGACTTATGAAAACGGTAGACCTAATATCTCAATCAGTGTCCCTAGCATTTCATATACAGAGATTGCGAATTCATTTATTCAGGCAATCTTGAGAGGCGAGAAACCTACACTTCCGACCAATATCAGAACTACAATTTCCATCACACCACCAAGAGATTCTAGTGGTGATAGGAGTGTTGCTTCTGTTGTATCACCATTGAGCAATGCAACGCCAAATACAACCACCACAACAACAGAGGCTGGCAAAATTCAGCTTTAAATAACAACCTAAATATGTGTATAGAATCTAACGCATTGTATATTATGCAAGAAATTGACGCTAAACGAGTTAGTCTCGTATCGCTGTCAGAGGAAGATAAGTCCTTTCTGATGCGGAACAATATGCAAGATAAAATCAATGCTCATGAGGTTTATATTGCAGCAATGATGCGCCTTAAAAATATTGAGCATTCTTGCAGAAAAGTCTATGGCAATGACATCATAGACAAATTACTTAGAGGTGCGCCGCTTTCATAAGTTTAAGTAAAATAATTAAAATTATCCTCTGTCTTATTGGAGGATTACCATTACTGCAGACATTAGCCTTAATGTTTTCCTGCGTCCCTATCCCATTTGTCAAACAAGGTGGGCTAGACTTCGCCAACTCTAAATTTGGCAATTTCCTCACCGACATGAAAAATCTGTTTGATAAGGGTGCTGATGCAGTTTCAGGATTCTTCAAGAACTATTTTCGCAATCCTTTAGTTGATGCCTTTAAAGATTTTAAGGGAGCAGTATTAGACCCATTAGATAAAGCACTTGCATCACCATTTGAGTCTCTCACTAATGAGATTGACAATTTTATCGCTAATGATTATCAGGGACTAAAAACAACACTACCTTATCTTGCTGGAAATGGAGTTGGTAGCATTCAGGCAACATTCGACGCATTAGAATTGTCACTCGGTAAGGCGCAAACATTTTCCGACAACTACCAAATCGGTCCATTTACTTTCGGTCAACTAGCAACGATTGCAGAGAATGCGTCTTTACAAGGCAGTCTGAACCAGTTAAGAGAGCACACTGATGCGCTCTCTGGCGTAAAGAGCACCATGGCTTACGAACTTATCACATTGTATGGTAATGTTGCCAGCACTGGAGCAACAGTGAACATTGCTTCAAGCAATGTTGTTAGCCCAAATCTGAGCGCAACAGCATATCCTAGAGTAGACTATGGCGACACAATCATCATTGACTCTCAGACAAAGGTTGTTACTGAAAAGGTATTTACAGCCCACGCTTCTGGAACAGTTTCTGTCAATGTCGCATCCAGCAATGTTAAGGTGACCACTGACAATATAGCCACACTAAATCTTGCTAATTGTTTGCTATCCGCAACTGGTGTTGTGACTTTAAACAGCAGCATGTTTATCACAGTAAACAATACTATTCGTCGCATTGATTCAATTAACACTGCTGGCGATTATCTAATCGTAGACATTCCGTTCGATTCATCAGCGACCGCAGTATCTCTATACAAAGAAACTTCATTTGTTGTCAATACTGCCTTTGCAACAACAAATACAAATCAAACAGTTTATGTAAAAACTCCATTCATCGCCAATTCAGAATGTTTGGATAATGTGATTACTGGCAATAGCACAACTTGGACTTCTCAGTTACAGGTTGGAAACAAGATAATCTATGACACCAAAGAATACTTTATCGAGTCACTTACAGATACAACCATTACTGTCGACAAACCATTAAGACTAACCAAAAACTTTGCTGTATACAAGGTCAATAACGAGATTGAAATTACACAAATTGGCGAAGATATTGACCCAGACGAGATTATTAATGGATTCTCCATGATTGAGACAATGACTGGAAATCCAACCTTTATGCAGGGTGTGAAGACCAGAGTTCGTTTAGCCAACGGTACATATGCATCTGTTGCAACTGAAAAACCTACAGATGCAGCGCAAGCATTATTCAGAAAAGAATTACTTGAACAGGCTAAAGAAGCAATCAAGACGATGAAGTATGAATTGAATGACGCGAAAGTCAGAGGTTTGAGTGAGTCGCAGGTTAATACGAAAATAAATGGGATTATAGACCGATTTACAACAGTTAAAAACGACATAGAAGCAGTCATTTCCAGAGATAAGCAAATCATTAAAAATGTGAAGAATTTTGTAACTGCTCTAGGTAAGTTGTTCTCGCTTGCTTGTGGTAAGAAAAAGAAGAATAAGGGCGACAGTTCATCTGATGATTATCTGGATATTATCACTGTCCCATATGCTCCTGATGATGGTTGTGACGCCACAACTGGTCAGTTTATTACCATCTTGGACGACTTTGACTCTGAGTTTAACCAAGATAACTTTACCGTACCAAACATAACATCGAACACAACTATCGCTGCAACTAATCAATTTGATGGTTCAGATGTTATTGTTGGACCTCTACCAAATCAAACCCAAGGAATCGATACTGGTGCTCAAAGCAATGTTGGCATCGATGGACGCGACCCAAGTGTCACGGTTCCAGAAGATCCATGCGCAAAACCATGCTAAATATACAAAAGGGCGTGTAAATGTCACTAGAAGTCCGTACATACAAAGATCTAGATCTTAACTTTAGAGCGCATCCAGTAACAAAAGATGTGGTTAAGAGAACAGGCAATGCAGCCATTATTGGTGCGCTACGCAACTTGATCCTAACAAATCTTTATGAAAAACCATTCCAACCCGCATTTGGGTCAAGAATTCGTGGTTTGTTGTTCCAGGATGTCTCTTTCATAACCGCAAATATCTTACAAACAGAACTCAGTACCGTAATTTCTAATTTTGAACCTCGCGTTGGAATAGACGCGATTCGCGTGCAGGCTAATCCAGAACAAAATCGCTACGATATTACTATTCGATTTTTCATAAATAACCTCGAAGCCCCAGTCACAATTAACTTCTTTTTAGAGAAGGTCCGTTAATGGCAAATACCGACCAAAAACTCGTAGTCTCAGAGTTAGACTTTACGCTAATTAAAAATAATCTTAAGAATTTTCTCAGAGATCAGTCAGAGTTTTCAGACTTCGATTTTGAAGCGGCTGGCATCAATGTTCTGTTAGATATTCTTGCTTATAACACTCACTATATGGCGTTTTACAATAACATGGTCGCCAATGAGATGTTTTTAGATACAGCATTACTCCGCGATTCTGTAGTATCTCACGCTAAGATGTTGGGTTACACACCAGTATCTTCTATTTCACCAAGAGCAACTATCAATTTACAGATAATTAGACCTATCGGAAACACTCAAACCACACTCACACTTCCTAAATTTGCTAGATTTCAGTCTGCACCACTCAACGGTGCATCATATACATTTGTAAATTTAGAAGGAAAAACTGTGGATTACGATCCAACATGTAATCGTTTTTGTTTTGACAACCTCTACATCTATCAGGGTCAACCGCTAACATATACATTTACATACAACTCAACGAACAATTTGTCACAATCATTCGAATTGCCAGATACTGGTATCGACACTCTTTCAATGGAAGTTTTGGTACAAGAATCATCAACAAGTTTAAAAACTGAGAGATTTACACTAGCGACAGATGCTACAACAGTGTCGTCTAATTCAGCAGTATACTTTATTGACGAATCACGCAACGGAAAGTATAAAATTTATTTCGGTGACGGTGTAATCGGCAAAAGTTTAACGAATGGTAATGTGGTAATTGTAAATTACCTGAAGACGGACGGCGCTGCTTCTAATAAATCTAACTCATTCAGTTTAATCGATTCTGTTGGTGGATTTACTGACTCTATCGTTTTCCCTATCAAAGCAGCTTCTGGTGGAGCAGGGCAAGAATCTGTTTCTAAGATTCGCTTCAGCGCACCAAAAGCATATGTGTCTAATAATCGTGGCGTAACAAAAGACGACTTAATTGCAATTATTAATAAAAATTATCCATACTTTGAAGCAGTCAATGTTTGGGGCGGTGAAGAGAATGATCCACCTATTTACGGCAAAGTTTTTATTGCTGCTAAACCTACAACTGGATTCGAGATTACAGAATCCGAGAAACTAGATGTGATTAACAATGTGATCAAACCAGTTTCTGTTGTTACAGTTCTACCAGAGTTTGTTGATGTTGACTATAATTATTTGCAAATTTTTGCTGAGGTTTATTACGATTCTACAAAAACAGCAAGATCTGCAGATGCAATTAAATCGCTAGTGAGAACATCGATTTTAAACTTTAAGGATGTTGAACTGGATAACTTTAATAGTCGATTTAAATTATCCAAAATGCTCCGCGCTATAGATGACTCAGAAGCCTCCATATCTTATTCCGATGCAGTAGCAGTTATCGAGAAACGAATTATTCCTCAAGTTGGTGTCGCAAGAAATTACACACTAGATTTTGGAACACCTATCTCTCGCGAAGACCCATCATATAGAATATATTCTACTCCAGCGTTTAGAGAATATGATGCTGATGGTGTTCTTCGTAAATGTTTCTTTGAAGAAACACCAGGATCATCTTCGGGTATTGAATCTATCAGCATTGTTAATGCTCCAGGTAGTTATCTAACTGCACCATCTATTTCTATCAATGGCGATGGTATCGGTGCTAATGCATATCCTGTTATTGTAAACGGTAAGATTACACAGATTATTGTCGACAAACCAGGCGTTAACTATACAACTGCTACAGCAATTACAACATATGAAGATGAAGTGGATACAACAGTTGACTTAACAATAAATGTTCAGGGAAGATACGGCACACTACGCAGTTATTTCTTCGATAACAATAACATCAAAACAACGCTAAATGCAGAAGCAGGTTCAATCGATTATCTGCGGGGTAAGATTACACTACAGCAATTCGCACCAGTTTCTATTGAAGATCCATTAAAAATCTTCAGAATGGTCGCAAAACCAGAAACAAATAACTTTGAATCTGCTCGTAGTAGAATTATTACTATTGATGACGAAGACACAAATTCAATCAACATTTCAATCAAAGCCGTTGAGTGATGTTCGCTAATAACTATATTTCCACACTTGTCGAGAACCAGTTACCTGAGTTCATCAGAGCAGATCATCCAACATTCGTGACACTTCTGAAGAAGTATTATGAATATATGGAACAAACAAATAAAACATTAAGAGTTGGTAAAGATCTTTATGATTACATGGATGTTGATACAACCAGAGTTGACCTAGTCAAGTATTTTAAAACCAAGATTATTCCAGACTTTCCAGAAACGACTGAGTTGTCTACAGAAAAATTGCTTAAAGCAGCTAAATTTTTCTACTCCAAAAAAGGTTCTGCTGAATCATTCAAGTTTCTTTTCAGAACACTGTACGGGCAAGAAGTCGATGTCTATTTCCCTAAAGAAGATATTCTAAAGGTATCAGATGGAAAGTGGAAACTTCCACAGGCTCTTCGCCTCGCGTTTACAGATACCAGTTCATTAGTCGCTGGTGGTAATGTGAATGTGTTTGCTGTAAGTGCAAATACAATTACTGCTAATGGGTTCAATATTCTGACCAAAGGCATTACTGTTAATTCATACATCCGTATTGCTGACGCTCGCCGTAAAGTTGTAACAATCAATACCGCTGGCGATTTCATGCGCGTTGATATTCCATTTGCGAATACAGCAAACGCTCAAACTTTTGATTCTA